GCAGCACCTGCACCGCTAACTCCCTGCTGTCCAAACCTAATGGTTTTAACTTCGTCACCTTCTTTGGCAACTACTACGTGCGACTTAGTGGGGTGGCTAGGAGTCCTCTTTGGCTTGTTGTAGCCGCTTACTCCCGCCCTTTCCAGCCTTGGGTCCTTCTCCCTTGCCATTACTCCATTCCTCCATTTTGCGTTCTAATTCCTCTAGGCGGTTCCATTTGGGCTGGAGGTGCCGGTTGACTTGGTCTAGGAGTCCCATTAGTTCTTTGTCCGTTAACATTTTCTTTACCTTTGATTTGTCTTTCTTTTAGAAGAGTCTCTGCAACGCGCATACGTCTTTCAAACTCTTTGTCGTCTTGGTCGCCTTCGCGCAAGTTTCTTGTAACTGCGCTAATACGATCAATTTCTAGCTCCATAGGCACTGCCTGAGCTTCAGCAGACAGCTTAGAAGCCCTTGCAGCAGACTCTTGAGCCTGGGCTGACAGAGCTGCTGTCTGAGACTGCTGGAACTGCATCTGTGCTTGCTGTGCCGCCTGTGCTGCTTGTTGTGCTTCTGGGTTAGGCTGCGTAGCTTTCTGCATAGCTGCAAGGAGTTCTTCACGGTTAGACAAGTTCATGTTGTCAATAATAGACTGAATCAAGGTATTGTACAACGGAGAGTCTTTTTCCATAGTCTGTAGTAGTTGTACAAGCTGAGTCACTTCGTACTCTCTAGCCATGATACCCAAAGTACTGCTTGCGTTGAACTTGTAGTCAGAAACAGGGTAGTTCTCAGGGTCAAACTGCATGTAACGATAGGCAGCTTTCTTGACAAAAGGAATTAAGAAAGACTGCTGGAAGTTAATCAGAGTACGTTTATGCCTTTTAATAATAGCACCGAGAGACATACTAATGCCAGAAGCCGTAGCTTCTCCATTAACTGCACCCGAGAGTCCAGCAGAGTCAACCGCACCAGTAGCTTGTTGTACCATCTGCTGTAGAGCACCCGCCTGAGCAAAGGTAATTTGACTAACTTGGCCAAAGTTAAACGGCTGTAAAATTTCACGCGGGTCTCCACTGGTTAGAATCATCTTGCCCGGACGTACCTCTGGTTTAGCGCCTCTGGGTAACCTAGTAGCGTCTACAGCTAACATTGGGTGTATCGTGAGGCTCAGAGCGTCGATCCTAGCGCGTAACTCAGCGTCAAGGGCCTTCTGTGAGTTGTAACCCTTTTCACACACGCCACGGCCCCAGAACCTAGAAGGGACCACGTCCCAAGGGAAGGCTACGATAGGTCTGTCCTGCATCATGTAAGGGTTAGCCTCAGCTTTCAACAAGATACCGCCATTGGCAACTACTACGACTGCTTCTATGTACTTTGATTTACTTTTGGTGTCTTCTAGTAAGTCTACTTCGTCGTCACCCTCCTCATCATCGTCTTTAAAGGCGTTGTCAAGCAGTTCTCTAGGGACTAAGCCGTAGTACTTAGTTAGGCGTACTTTGTCGTCACTGTACATCGTTAAGTCTTGGTCAGGCTCTAAGTTAGAGTCAGGAGCAGCAGAACCTACCTGAACGTCCCTGTAGACCCCTTGTTCCTGTAGCATCTCTACCTGATGTAAGCTTACGAACTCGTCCACAGCCACACCCATAGCGTCGTCTACGCTAGTTGCTACGGGGTCAATAAGGAAGTTCTGAGGCATCACAGGCTTAAGTTTTACCTTGACACGCTCAGTGATGTTGACACCGACAGCCGTTAAGTCACCACCCATGATAGGTTGTGTAGCCGGGGCCATTTCCTTCATTTCTTCGATAACAATCTCGCCAATGCCTGTGCCGAACACTGCGGAATTAATTAGACACTCTGCTACTGCCTTACGGACCTTGCAGTCCTCAAAGTCTTCCGTTAGTTTGTTTCTCAGGAACAACACGTCTTGACGCTCTGTGTCACCCATGTTGTCAGCTATGTCGAACCACTTGCCTCGACCGAAGGTAGCTTCCTCAAGTTCTGCTACGTTAGACTCTACTGCTTGCTGAAGAGCAGGAGCAATAATACGACTTCTCTCTGACTTACGCTCAGAGTCAGCAGGGTCCCAGATACCTCTCCAGAGCCTGTAGTACTCATCAAAACGTGCTTCGTAGTTAGACTCGTAGTGGTCACGCCAGTCGTCACATTTAGTTATTACCCAGTCTTCGATAGTTTCTTCTATCATCAGGGGGTCTTGTTCAAATAATTCTGTCATATTAGTATCCTGCTACTAGGTCTAAAATTTCATGCTCATCAATTTCGTAGTCGTAGTCGTACGCCACGTGTGCAAGCTGGTCTATGTAAGCTAAAGCATCAATTAAGTCGTCGTGAGTTAGTGGATCAGGGAACTGAAAGAGTTGGTCTAAGAACCTAGAGTTCCACTCTCCTTTCTTAAGTGTTATGAAGCCATTCTCAAAGCGCCCCTGTAGCGCCCACATGACCCTGTCAGTCTTCTTTTTATTTCCGTGGCTAAGTTCCTCGACTCTGAAGAACGTCCCGTGACGCTTCTGTAGGTCCATCAGAGGGGACATTACGGCCTGCTTTGCGATACCCTTCTCAATACCCACGCTAACTGGTTCGTAGTCACGTACTGCTTGGAAGATCTTGACCGCTGTTTCGTCTAAGGTCCACCTACCGTAGATAATGTTTTCCACGAACCAACCATTAGAATTAACTTTAGCTACAACTATTGCTGTTTCGTCTAGCCTAGTGTTCTTTGTGCGCTTCTTGTTGACTTCTTCAAAACCCGCTAAGTCAACTGCAATGTAGTAGTCTCCCTCACCACTACTCTCTTCTCCGAACTTTACCCAGTCCTCTTTAAACATTTCTGACCCACGAGCTTCAAATGACGCCATAAATTCCTGACGAAACGCATAGCTCGACATAGACTTCTTAGCGGTGTCAATCTCATTTGGGTCCAATATTGGGTTGTCGTAGGAAGTAAAGTGCCATGCTTTGTAAGTCTCATCGTCACCTAGGTCTGCGTACTTATACAAGTCGTAGAAGTGGTTGCGACCCATTGGTGTCCCAATGAACATAGCACAACCCTTTTGGTCAGCCAAGGCTGGTCTTAGGATCTGCTCGAATACATCAGGCTTCATGTCTGCGTATTCGTCCAGCACTAGGAACTTAAGCGACACGCCACGCATTGTCTCTGGTCTATCGGCCCCTTTGAGGCTTATGGTTGCACCGTTGACTAACTTAATCTGCAAGTTGTTAATGTGGCTACCTGAGATAACAGGGTTCCCTAGTTCCAACAAGGTCTGCCACATGATGTCACGTGCCTGTCCCTGTGTTGGCGCTACGTAGAACACCTGTCCACGCTCAGTCTGCAAAGCGTTTACAATAAGCAGCCAAGCAGCAAGTCTGGACTTCCCTGTACGTCTACCTGCTGCTACAATCTTGAATCTAGTGTTGTCTGCCCAGACCTCTTGTTGCCACGGCAGTAACTCAATGTCAAGATCCATCAAAAGTTCAGTCTAGGGTTTGTAGGGATTAACTCAAAAGAAATAATACTGGCAAATGTAGAACCAGCTTCAGGAGTAATGTTGATCTTGTCTCCTTCCTTGAGTACTACCCAAGCTCCTGCTTCACCACCAAAGGTTAAGAAGTCTCCCGCAGAGACACTCTTGCCAGCTACAAAGTCAATGTTAGTAGTCCCGTGTACCCAACGTGCAGCAAAGTCCTTACTACTTCCTCCTATATTAGAAACAAACAGATAAGTAACAACTGCGTCGTAACCAGAAGGGGCCTCTAGGATAGTGTTGGAGGAGCCAGCAGTCAACTCGTGACCATGAGAAAACTTCATTAGTAAACCCACATTACAGGAGTAGTACCACGTGTATCCACATGCACAAAGGTCTTAGCAATGCCTATGCCCGTGAAGCCAAGGGCTAAAGCCTGCTTAACTATATCGTATCTTTGGGATGCACTGGTGGCTTTGATGTCTGCTGCGATGCCTTGGGCATGGGTCCCCGGAACTTCCTTAGAAGACTCTATAGGATGCTCTATGGGGTGTCTATAACCGCTTGTTATGACAAACGGGAACCCACACCCAGCACGTAAACGATCAAGCTTTTGTAGGAACTCCGGTTCCATCTTGTTCTCACCAGTGACTTGGCAGTTGAACTCATCTAATGTAAAGTACTTAAGACTCACTCACTACTTCTCCTTCGATAATGCCACTGTCGTTTACGTCTACAGTACCAACACCAGTGATGTTGATCTGTATGGCGTTTCTACCACCGTCCTTCACTACTTCTCGCTCAAATGCACTTACTGGCAACATACGGTCCATAATTAGCTTCCAAGCAGAAGCCTGATTCTTATGGTCGTGGTCCAAAGCAGCATCAAAGATAGTCTCAAGGACCTTTTTAGACTTAGGTGAAGCCAGCATACGAGCTTTGTACTCGTTTATAATCGCAGCGTCACCCTTGGGTCTACCCACTTTACCCTTGTTACCGGGTTTTAAAGCAGCTACTTCTGACTTACGGGGTCTGCCACGGCCTCTTTTTTTAACTTCAGAAGGCTCATCGGTCATAACACAAATTGTCCCTAATTACAACAATAGTATAACATAAGTTTACACGCAAGTCAAGCTATTTATGGCTTAGCAGCGGCAGTAGTAGTAACACGAGTTAAATCATGGGCTTACATGTGTTAAAATAAGGGCTATTTTTCCTAGTTTTCACCTTTTTTGTGCTTGAGTGGCTACTACAATTGTCAACACATGTCAAGCCCCACCCCCGGTGTCTTTTTGTGCATACTTTTGCCGTGTTGTCAAGGGTTTTCTTGTGTAGCAACATTCGTGCCAACATTAGTAGCGCCCAGAGTTGGCACGAGTCTTGCAGGGGTGCAACATCTGTGCCATGTCCAGAGTTGGCATGGGTTTTGCAGGGGTGCAACATCTGTGCCAACACGAGGCGCGCCTAAAGTTGGCACGAGTATTGCATGGTGTGCAACATGTGTGCCAGTGTGCAAGTTGGCATGGGTATTGCATGGGGAAAACTAGGGTTGACAAGTGTGTGAGCTTATGTTGGACCCTCTAGCGCCTAGCACAACACGAGGCACAACACAAGACAAAACACAAGAAAATAAAAGTTTAAAAGGTGTTGACACAATCAACAAAGGCGATATAATAGGCTCAACAACAACGCAAACACACATACACACGGAGAGACACACATGGCAACAATCAGCAAGAAAGCAGCAAAGCGAATAGCGACCCTAGTAGACTGTGCTAGATGGGCAGGCGAGCGTAAAGCAAGAGCACTTAGGGACGAAGATAGTTTCTATGATTTCTGGGACGCCTCTGTAGATGAGGCTATCTTTATCATTGAATTGGCCGATACGTACGGCATTGAGCTTGCACTACTGGACCACATGCGGCAAAAAGTAGACTTTTATAAAGCCAAATTGTCAGAGTTTGGACCTCACGAGCGTACTTAAACCCACTGACGAGCTTGTGAGATTCAAGCGAAACGCCTACACTGGGCGTCTGGGTACACACAACAACACAAGGACTCCACAAGATGACAATCAGACTTTCTAAAGCTGGCAAGATGCCTTGCAGATCATGGTCTCTACAGGCCCTCACAACGTGCGCGGGTAGCATAGGTGACAAGGGAAAACTTGTGGACGCCTGCAAGGGATGCTACGCGACACAGGGCAACTATCGATTCCCTAATGTCAAACAACCGCGTGAGTCTAATCAGAAAGACTGGAAACGTGAAGCATGGGTCTCTGACATGGTGGCAGAATTAGACAACGACCGCTACTTTAGATGGTTTGACTCTGGCGACGTGTACAGCCTAAAGCTTGCAGAGAAGATACTTGCGGTGATGCAAGCGACGCCATGGGTCAAGCATTGGCTACCGACTCGGATGCACAAGTTTGTCAAGTTTCACGCCGTGTTCGCTGCAATGGAGTCTCTGCCTAATGTTGTCGTGCGTTATTCGTCCGACAGTGTGACAGGTGAAGTAGTAGCAGGACGCAACACAAGCACGATTGTGCCTAGTTTAGACTCTGGCAATGGTAGCCTAACGGTTTGCGAATCTAGTACTAGAGAAGGCAAATGCGGCCCGTGTCGTGCATGTTGGAATCAGGATGTTTCTGTGGTAGCATACCCAGCGCACGGAAAGACAATGTTAAAATTAATCAATATGAAAGAGGTAGCATAGCATGAATCTATTCTATGTAGAAAAAGAGCCTGTGGCGGCAGCTCAGGCCCTGTGTGATAAACACGTAGTCAAAATGATACTAGAGACTGCCCAGATGCTCAGTACTGCTCACAGGCTGTCAGAGACGCCACAAGCGCCTTTTGTCTACAAGATGACCCACAAGAACCACCCAAGTACAAAGTGGCTTAGATCGTCTCAAAATGCGTACAAGTGGGGCCTAAAGCATCTGGAGGCCCTGTTTGCAGAGTACACCTATCGTTACCACAAGACTCACAAGACAGAAAGGGAGAAGTTGCAGTATCTAAAGGTGGTCCCTAGAGACCTACCACAAGCGCCTTTTGTCGATCCTCCACAGTGTATGTATGACGATTGCAGAGGTGTTGACACTGTGGCGGCGTATCGGTTATACTACGCGCTCAGAAGAAACGAAATCGACATGCGCTGGACTAAGCGCCCAGTGCCGGCATGGTTACAACAAAAGGAGGTGACACAATGAGCCAATTACATCTGAGGATGCAATTTAGGGACCACGAGTACCACACAATTCACGACGGGGAGTTGATCCTGTTCAATCTGGAGGACTACCAGCCCTATGAACCGGAGAGCTGCCTGTGTGAAGCATACCTGTTCTGTGATATCATCATAGACGATAAACCTGTCGACCACTACGCCCTAACGGCGAGCCAGTACGACGCAATGACCGCAACCGTTGAAGAAGGAAGTTATTATGAAAACTGAGACAGCAAAGATTGACCTAGACGCAGACTATATCCTGCAAGCTTACACCAGAGAATACAAAGACTCAGGGAATGGTGTCTACAGGCCTACAGGCAAGAAAGATATAATTGCCTGCATCACTACGTTCAAACATTATGAAGAGCCAGCAGAACAGCTCCAAGGTATATTAAATTTGAGGGAGGCGCTGATTAGAGCATACGAGTTCTACTCTGATGGTGAGGTAGTTGTGGAGTTAATTATAAAAGATGAGATGGTGAACGGATGAACATATTCAAAAAGCTATGGGTCTTTGTGTGCCTTGAGACCAAAGGCCTACTCAGTGACCTAATGACAGGAAACCTGACGGAAACAGAAAAGGAAAACCTCTTTTGGATCTTTTCGATCTTCTGGTGTCTAGTTATGGTTACCTTTTTTATCTTACACGAATCAACTGGGGCGGTATTTGAATTATGAAAGTAGAAATATTAGACGTTATGGGTTCAGACCTAACAGTAGTCAATGCTGCGAGAGTATCCTTTGCCGGTGAGTCAGAGGAGTTTGGCAGTAGGGACAAGAAGCTGGTGCGATACCTAGCAGCCCACGGACACTGGACACCCTTTGCACACGTACAGGTGCAGTTGCGTATCAAAGCGCCTGTGTTCGTCGCTAGACAGCTCGTGAAGCATCAAGCTGGCCTAGTGTGGAACGAAGTCTCTAGACGCTACGTAGACTTTGTACCAGAGTTTCATGCACCTGAGGCATGGCGTAAACGTGCGCCAAACAAGAAACAAGGTTCACTTGATGAAACACTTGACAACGATTCTTTGCTGTATAATTCCTACTGGGACCTAATGACCAAAGCCGAAGACCTATATTCATTCATGCTTGAGAAGGGAGTAGCACCTGAGCAAGCCCGTATGGTCCTACCACAGTCCATGATGACTGAATGGTACTGGACTGGGTCTCTAGCAGCCTTTGCCCGTATAGTGACCCAGAGGCTCTCTGAGGACGCACAGTACG